CAGCATTTTTACAAACGCTTCAAGACAACCATATGGCGTTAGTTGAATTACCTGTGAACGTTGGTGATTACCGCAATGTCTACGTTGATTCTAAAGCGATTCTACTTGTTATTGAATCAGCAGACCAACAACAAGCCAGTTAAGACTTAAAGCATGGACGCTGTCATTTTATTTGATTACAAAAATTACACCTACTCATGCGAAAGCTGTAACTGGTCGGGTAGCGAAAACGATTTAGATTTAACAACGAACATCCACTTAAATCACGTTTGTTGTCCGACTTGTAAAAGCAATGATGTTGTAGTTTTAAAAGAGAATTAACAATGGAAATAGTACAAAGCGCCATAATTAACGAGCAATACGGCACAATCTTTACGCTTATTTATTGTATTGGCATGGTTGTTTGTTTCGCCCTTGGCTTTACCGATGGACATAGAAACTAATGATTGTAATTGATCCTTATTTTGTCGAATTAGGCGCTTTGATAATAGGAAGCCTGTTTGCAAGTTTTTTTACTGGGTGGACTTGCAGACGTTTATGGATAACTTTCACCCGAACTTTTGAGAATATTTGCACATGAATATTAAAAATAAAATTGTTGGCACAATCAAAAATGCTAAATCTAAAGCGGCCGCTGTGACAGCGTTAGCACTTGGTACAATTAGTAGCGCTGCAAATGCTGCTATGACCTTTGACCCTGCTACCGCTATCACTACAACACAAACTGCATATGAAGGCTATGCCGACACAATAATGACATTCTTATGGACTGCGGGTCCGATAATTATGCTTGGCTTTGTCGCTTGGTCACTATTAAAACGTGGCGTTAAATCAGCTAAATAATAGTTAAGTTTTATTAAATAGTTATTAATCGGGGTTTTCATTAACCCCTTTTTTTTACCTTATCATAAGAAAAAAACCATGAATAACAAGTGCCTTTATCAAGAGCAAAAACCGCTTTTCTCAGTTGGTAAAGCGTTAATTTATTTAGCTATTCTAATTTTCAATCTTTGGTCTTTTGATGTTTTTTCAGCAACACAAGTAAGAGGTTATGAATATGCATGCCAACGAGATTCAAACGGAATAGGTATAGATTCAGGTTATATTGGTTCTTGGATACACCGAACTGATATTTCAATCATTGGCAACTCAGATGCATTAGCACTTATCAATGAATTTAGAGCACTTTATAAATTCAGTGAGAGAACTTCATCGTCTTATTATAAGGTATCTTGCCTTTTAACTGATGAGCCAACACCAGTATCACATGAAACTTGTTGGTCTGGTAATGAAGACTATGCGGTTTCTTCTATGACAATAACCGAAAAAGAAGATTTACCAACTTATTCATCAACGGATTCTTTTGGGTATGCAGGTTGTTTATATACCGTTTCTTATACTGAAAACACTACTCAGGATTGGCAAAACCCTTGTTATGATTTTACTTTAACAAGGGTTGATGTTGGTACAGATACATCAAATATTGAGCCTGATTTAACATCCTATCAATGTGAGGCGGTTCAAGAGACAACTTGTTATGACAACAACCCTGACGCGGTAGCATCTTTTTCTATTTCACAAAAACAATCATTACCGTTAATCAATGGTCGTTTTAACTTTGCCGGGTGTGCTTATGACGTTCAACAAACAGTTAACACTTCACAAGACTGGTCGGGCAGTTGTTATGATTTCACCTTAACGCGTTATGATTTAATCACCAGTGCTAGTGCTTCTATTCCTACATTAACCGAATGTTCAACAACCGATACAACACCCCCTGACACATCAGACAATGAAGATGTTCAGCAAGTATTAGATAACCAAGCGATTTTATCTGATAACCAAAATACAATAACAGACAATCAAAACACTCTACTTGATAATCAAAATTTATTAGCTGATAACGATGCAAGCATCATTGATAATCAAAATTCTATTATTTCAGACCTAGAAAATACAACTAATACACTCCTTACCAATGATGATGAGATATTAGACGCCTTAAGTGCATTAACTGAAAATTCTGAGGTTGTATCATCATTAGATAAAATCAATTCAACACTAGAAAACAACCAAAATACTATAAATAATTTAATTAATGAGTCGAGCGCTTCCACTACAGAAGATTATGCCAATAATGGCGTAGATTTAATGCAATCAATTGGTGATCAAGCTTTAGAAGATGAATTAGAGTCGTTTAAAGATGAATTAAAAAAAGATGTCGATTTCTTAGGTGCAGGCGGTAAAGACTCTCCAATTAGTCAAAAAGCCACGGAACATTGGGGCTTGAAATTCGACTATATTTTTCCACAAGCTCAACAATGCTCCATTGAAATACCTAATCCAATAACAGGCCTTATGATCCCATTAGATACTCGTTGGTCAATTTTCTTAAAAGAAATATTAGCTTGGGTTATTTCTTTTTATACCTTTTTATCATTATTTAGCATTTTATTTACACCAGTTTCACCCAAAAATTAATAGTAAGCGTGGTGTGATGCGAAGCGTCACCCATGCTTACTATTAATTTAATTATAAGGTTTTAAATTTTGAATCCATTGCCTTTTTTCAGTTCACCCATTGAGCAATCACCTTTAGGGCTTTATTGGTTTCTACTGTTTATTTTGTTTTTTGTTTATTTATATTTTAAGGAAGATTAGTCATGGCTTTTTTGTTATTGCCGATTGTTGGCACGTTAGCAACTGCGTTAAGGATCCCTATGCTTGCCGCTTTTATCGGTGGTCTGTTTTCAGGCTTAATTGAATGGTTTGCTAAATTCTTCACTAAAAAAGTTGCTTTTCAATTTGCCGTTGTTGCTTCAATACTTAGTATTACCGCTGTTTTTTCCGCTGTAATCTGGGGGCTTTATGCTGCTATTGAAGTGGCTGCCCCTGTAGGTGTCTCATGTGGTATTGGTCTTATTGTTCCTTTTAATGCCGTACCCGCTGTGTCTGTTATTTTGTCTGCTCGTATTATCAGATGGGTGTATGAATGGAAAATCACCTTTATTTCAGATTATAAAAACTTTATTACTTAAGGGTTTATTTAATGTCAGATTATTTAGTAAGTGGCCCCAAAGGCAATGGTAAAAGTTTGGTTGCTATCGGAATTGCGCAAGAATATCTATTAAAGGGCTATCCCGTTGCGACTAACTTAGACATTAATATTTGTAATTTAATGAAATCAACAAAATTTAAAGAAACGCGCCTTTATAGAATACCCGACCACCCCTGTCGTTATGATTTAGATTGTATTGGCAGAGGTAATTTAACACCTGATGAGGATAAGAACGGGGCATTAATTATTGATGAATTAGGGACGTCCATGAATAGCCGTAATTTTCAAAAGAAAGGTAGGGATGAAATTATTGATTATATTATCCATTCTCGAAAATTGGGTTGGGATTTGTATTTAATCGCGCAAGATATTTCTTTAATTGACAAACAAATTCGTGAATGTTTAGAGCACGTTATTTACTGCAGACGTTTAGATAGGATGAGTTATCCATTTTTCTTTAAAATACTAACACTTGGTCTTATTTCACTTATTCCTTTACCAAAAATTCACATGGCGGTTTGTCGTTACGGTAAACAGCCTAATAGCCCTTATTCGTGGACAAAATGGTATAGGGGGCGAGATTTATATAATTGCTACGACACATTACAAGTTTTTCGCGCTTCCTATCCTCACGGTGTTTTTAGGGTTTTACCTCCTTATCAATTAAAAGGCCGTTATCAAATTAAACTGACGTTCGAGAATATTATGAGACTCACTAAAATTTATTGGAAAAAATGGAGTAAACCTTTTTTATTTACGGTTGGTTTATTAATGCCAATGCTTTCATACGCTGCTTATTTTCAATATAACGAGGTACAACAAAATGCTATTTCCAAATCTGGAAAAAATGACGGAAAAACAATTAAAACAGAGAAAGAGAACGACCTTTTTCGTGAAAAACTTAAAAAGGGTTTTATTGTTTCTTATGCTAATTACCCTGATAGCGTTCCTGTTTATTCAATAAAAGTGGATGGCAAAACAATCAATTCTATTGATTTAATTAAAGCTGGTTACGCATATAGACCCGTTAGCAATTGTAAAATAATTATTAAGGTTGGCAAAAATGAACAAACTATTACTTGTACTAACCCTGCTGATAAGTAACTCAGCTTTTGCTTTGCAGCTTGTTCTTGTTGATAGACCAATCCATGAATTTGTTGATTGGGCTGCTAAACAGACTAAAACTAATATTATATTATCTGGCTCTATTAAAGATAAAATTAGCGTTAATGCTGAGTTTTTAGAACGCTCCGATATTTTACAGTTTTTTAAAGAAGCTATGGTTGCACATGGTTATCAAGTTGTTGTTGCTAATACGTCTCTAATTGTAACCGTAGATGAAAAACCAGATTTACAAAGTCAATACTTCAATCTTGAGTCAAAACTTTATCATTTAAAGAATATTGAAAGTAAGCGAGCCTTTTCAGCACTTGAAACAATTATGTTTAGTCTGTCGCGTTTTGATTCAAAAAAAGATCAACTTTATAAAATTGATATTTTAAAAAATAATAATTCTATTTTGGTTTCCACTACTAAAGAAATGCATGACGCTATTTCACTATTTTTACCTAAAATTGATGTCCCTAGAAAACTTGTATTAATCGAAGCTATTATTATCGAAAAACAAATTAATGATAATTCAGAGATTGGTTTTGATTTTAATGTAATGCCCGACCAAACAAATGGTATTCAAGCTGGATTAAATTCAGGTACTTTATTAAATCAAAGTGGTTTTTTATCATTATTAAATTCTGCCAATGTTGTTGCGATGGTTCACGCATTAGAAATTCAGGATAATATTAATATTTTAAGTAAACCTAAAATAATGACATTAGATAGACAGTCAGCGTCTGTTGTTGTTGGTCAAAATGTTCCGTTTATTGTTGGCGTTACTTATGTTGATAATAATCAGTATCAATCTATTGAGCGTAAAGATGTAGGTTTAACACTGGGCATTACGCCTTATATTGTAGGTGATACTATACACTTAACAGTTAAGCAGACTATTAGTTCTGTTAGTTCATCTACTCAAGCATCCGACATTATTACTAATAAACGCTCTATTAATACTGTTGTTAGTGTGAAATCAGGTCAAATGATAACGCTTGGGGGGCTTGTACAGGAAACATCACAAGAAACCGAAACTGGCGTGCCATTGCTAAAAGATATTCCTCTTATTGGCGGTTTATTTTCAAGCAAAACTGTTGATGTTAAAAGAACTGAATTAACCTTGATTTTAAAAGCGCGTATTATTTAATGCGTTTATTTACTCTATTAATCTTTTTGTTTTTTTCTTCAATGGCCATTTCATCACCTACTGATAGAAGTGATTTATTCACACCTTGCACAGCATTGTTTGATGAAGCTCGTTCTATTTATGCAGAATCTATTAGTAATCCTAATTATGTTTGGAATGGTTTTGTTGATATGCTTGACAACTCTTGGACTGTCGGCTTTAAGTATGACCATAAAGTAAGTGTTTATAATCCTGTTACTCGTAAATATCAAAATAAAACCTATCATCATTTTGATTATGGCTGTCCTAATTACATACCGATTGAAACATGTGAAGAAAATCCTGACCAAACTCATTGTGTGCTAACATGTGAAGAAAATCCTGACCAAACTCATTGCGTGCTAACGTGTGAAGAAAACCCAAATCAATCTCATTGTGAAACTGAAATTGAAGAAACATGCGAAGAAAACCCTAATCAATCTCATTGTGAAGATGAAGAGGTTGATTGGTCGCAAGTTTTACGCAATCAACAGGATTTGTTATTAATACAAGATGCAATGAAAAATAATCAACAAGCTCTTATTGATTCCACGACTTCATCCTTAGCCATATCTGATGAAATAATTGATAACCAACAAGTCGTAAAAACTGAGTTGATTTCATTAGGTGATTTAGTTTCTACTAAACAAACTCAAATTATAGATAGCTTAGATTTAATTTCAAATAATATTGCTAATGAAGTAAACGCTATAGAACAAATTGAAGATACTTTAGATAACAACCAAAACTACATTGATAATTTAATTAATGAGCCAACTCCTTTTACAACAGAAGAATACGCGAATAATGCCGTTGGGTTAGTTGAATCAATTGGTAATCAAGCTTTAGAGGCTGAATTAGAGTCGTTTGAAGATGAATTAAAAAAAGATGTCGATTTCTTAGGAGCAGGGGGTAAAGACTCTCCAATTAGTGAACCAGCCACTGAACATTGGGGTTTGAAATTTGATTATATTTTTCCACAATCTCAGCAATGTTCAATAGAAATACCTAACCCAATAACAGGCGTTATGATCCCATTAGATAATCAATGGTCAATTTTCCTAAAAGAAATCTTAGCTTGGGTTATCTCGTTTTATACCTTTTTAGCGTTATTTGAAATTTTATTCACGCCTGTTGCACCTAAAAGTTAATATGTTCGGGTGTATTAATTTTATAAAAAAAAAGTACATAACAATTATCACGTACTTTTTACGTTTTAGTACCAAATGTGTTTAGCCAGGATAAACCGGTAAGCTGTTTTTGGTACCATTTTTCACCTCCAGGTAATTTGCCAGGAACAAGTTTTGGTACTAATCTCCCTAGGAACTTAATCAATCATAATACTCAACGCTTGTTCTAAACCTTTTTGCTGTCTTCTAATATCTTTGACTTCAGCTAAGTTATTTTCCAAGCGATAACGTATTTTTTTATTCTTACGTAAATCTTTAATTACTGAAACATGATTAAGAATTGCTTTCTTAATCGCTCCGGCTGCCGTTGCACT